ACACTTATGCAAGGGATAGCCATAAACAACGCTTTCCAAAGCAATGGCTTCAATATCAAGCTAGTCAAGACTCTAGTAGCGATATGATGGGCACACCTTTAGAACAATGGACTTTGATTAGTCAATCCCAAGCCCAAGAGTTAAAAGGTATCAAGTTTTATACAGTCGAATCCATTGCTAATGCTTCAGATTACCAGTTACAGCGTATTGGAATGATTGCGGGTATGCAACCTCACTCATTTAGGGACAAGGCTAAAAGCTATTTAAACCTTGCTACCGAAACCGCAGACGCTAGTAAACGGGATGAAGAAATTAATCAGTTAAAGCAAGAACTTGCCAAAAAAGACGAGGAAACTGCTAAAATGAAGGCTGAAACTGATGCGAAGCTCGCCTTAATGCAAGAACAAATGGCGGCTTTATTGGAAGCGGTTACTGAAAAGAAAACTAGAACTCGCAAGCCAAAAGCTGAACAAACGGCTTAATTGTGCCTAGCAAACTTGCCGTGATATTTGTTACGGGCTTCTATGGCAACTAACTCGGCAAGTTCTAAATCACAAAAATAACCAAAATGTAAAACTTTTTTGTCATATCTTATTTGGACTTGCCATTTGCCAGTTCTTTTGTAAAAACTTACATTTTTTATTTTGTTTTTTGGCTTTGTGTTGTAATTATTTTCAGAAGCAGTTGCTGCCCTCAAGTTTTCAATTCTATTGTCGTATTTGTTGCCATTTATGTGGTCAATTATTTTAGGCATAGAGCCGTGAAACATCATATAAATAAGCCTGTGGGCTAAGTGTTTTTGGCGGTTAATTGTTATACGAACATAAGGTCTTGAATAATCTACATGACCTGCAATTCCACCTTTATTTACGCATTTTTTTGATATTTTCCAATAAAGCACCCCATCTTTATAATCAAAAAAATTATGTAAATCTGTTTGTGTTAGGGTAAAATTGGATTCAGACATGGCAACTCCTATAAGTTGTTGTGTTTAGGGGCTAGGGCAAGCTCAAATTGCCCTAAGTTCCGATAATTATACCCCAACTACTTGGGTGTAAACCACAGTAAAAAAGGATAATTATGTCGTCAACAATGTTACAGTTAATCCAGCAGACCACTAGCGAGCTAAACCTTGCTATTCCATCCTATGTGGCGGGTAATACTAGTCAAGATGTACAACAGGTTCTAGCCCTAATGAATCGTCAAGGCTATGACTTGGTAAAGGAATATGATTGGCAAGCTCTACAGTTGGAGTATCGGTTTTATACCGATGCACAGACTTTTGTAGGTTCTACAGTTAGCAACGCAAGTTATAACATTATTGTTACAGGTGATGCTACAGCCTTAACTAGTAACTTTACAATTACAGGTACAGGCATTAACCAAGATACCTATGTGTCAAGTGTAACTTACAGTTCAGGCACAGGTTTATCAACCATCGTAATGAGTCAGTTGGCTAGTGGTACATATACAAGCGTAACTTTTACCTTTTCGCAAACCAAATACCCTTTACCCAATGACTTTGAAACCATTACAGACAACACGCATTGGGACAAAACAAAGCATTGGCAGATGCTTGGCCCTGAAGATGCCCAACAATGGCAATGGCTCAAGTCGGGTTATATCTCTACAGGCCCACGCATTAGGTGGCGTATTCTAGGCGATAAGTTCCAAATTTGGCCTCCATATAATACACAAGAATATTTAGGTTTTGAATACCGCTCAAAAGGTTGGGCTAGAAGTGCTGCTGGAGCAGTTAAAAACAGCTTTACTGTAGATACCGATACGACCATATTTGACGATACAGTCTTGGTTTTAGGTACAAAACTTAAGTATTTCCAAATCAAAGGGTTTGATACTACTGCATTGCAACAAGACTATTTCCGTTATTTGAATGTAGCCAAAGCCAACGACAAAGGCTCTGCTACCCTATCGTTTGCACCATACCCAAGTAAGGTCTTAATTGGTTACGCTAACATCCCTGATTCAGGCTACGGAACATAATGGCGGTAGCTCAACAAAGAAGGGCAACGACAGCATCTCTCCCAGCCCCTATTGGTGGTTGGAACGCTAGAGATTCGTTAGCCGCTATGAATTCGTTAGATGCGGTTCAGATGGTTAACTTCTTTCCTACGCCTACGGATGTAACCCTTAGAAAAGGCTATACCAAGATTTCTACAGGCATTACGGGGGCTGTTTTATCCCTTATGAGCTATTCAAGCCCAACAACGACTAAGTTGTTTGCTGCTACCGCTACGATTATTTATGATGCTAGTACCTCTACGGCTACTTCTAGCCTTACAGGCAATACCGATGGTAAGTGGATACATTCCATGATTACAACTGCTGGTGGGTCTTTTATGCCTGCTGTAAACAATGTTGACCCTATGGTTGTTTATGATGGCACAAGATGGTCAAGAAGTGCTACGACATCAACGGCGCAGACTATTTCTACCATTACTAGGGGTGGTACGGGTAACCTAACCGCCACCCTAACGACTGCTGTAGCTCATGGATTAGTTACAGGTAACACCATAACTGTTGCAGGAGCAACACCTGCCGAATTTAATGGAACTTTTCGCATTACTGTAACGGGTGGAACGACCTTCACTTATACGATGGCTACTGCCCCTAGCGGTAATGCAACTGTTGTAGGTACTTATTCTGTGGTTTATTACATTACAGGTAAAAATAGTAATACATTTGCCTATGTAAACCTTTTTAAAGAACGACTTTACTTTGTAGAAGAAAATTCTCTTAATTTTTGGTATTTGCCCGTAGATTCAATAAACGGGGCTGTTACTGCATTTCCCCTTGGTGGCATCTTTAAAAATGGTGGCTACCTACAAGCAATGGGAACTTGGACTATTGACGCTGGATACGGAGTCGATGACTTAGCTGTGTTTGTTACAAGTAACGGAGAAGTCGCTGTTTACAAAGGTTCAGACCCATCCGACCCTACCGATTGGGCTTTAGTAGGTATTTGGAACATAGGCTCTACCTTTGCCCGTAAATGTGTATTTAAATATGGTGGTGATATCCTATTATTGACTCAAGAAGGTTTAGTTCCGCTATCGGCAGGACTTCAATCCACTCGTTTAGACCCACGAGTTAATATTACTGACAAGATTTTCTTTGCTATTAGCCAAGCGGCAGACGCTTATTCTAGCAATTTTGGTTGGCAGATTAACTATTTAGCCAAATACAATATGCTGATTCTCAATATCCCCGTAACTGGTGGAACTGAGCAATATGTAATGCACAACATTACAAAGTCTTGGGCTAGATTTACCAATATTTCAGCAAATTGTTGGGAAATGAGCAATGAAGATATGTATTTTGGTGGAAACGGCTTTGTAGCTCGTTTTTACGACTCATTTTCTGACGATACCGACAATATTAGTGGGTTTGTACAACAAGCCTACTCGTATTTTGATACTCGTGGGCAACAAAAACGCTTTACTATGGTACGCCCTATCCTACAGACCGATAACGGCTTACCGACAGTTTTATGCGGTATTAGCACCGATTTTGATACAGTACCTTTAACCAGCCAAATTACATTTAACCCATCTACCCTAGATATTGGGGTTTGGGATACATCCACATGGGATGACACCAATTGGGGTGGAAATCTAATTGTGACTAAATTTTGGCAAGGCGTTACAGGAATAGGTTATGCAGGGTCAATTAGTATGAATGTTGCATCGCAAGGCATTGACTTTCATTGGGCAAGTACCGACTTTGTAATGGAACAAGGGGGAGTCTTATAGGTGAGGACAGTTACTACGGAAAATCAACGCTATTTGGGGGAATGGCTGGTTAGAGTGCTTAACTTTCCCCTACCTGAAACCACTCAATGTATCGGTCAGATGCAAGATGGTAATTTAGTTGCTGTAGTTGGATATTGTAATTTCATGCCAAAAGCCTGCGAAATGCACATTGGGGCATTGGCTGAAACGAACTGGATGAGTAGAGATTTATTATGGGCTGCTTTTGATTACCCCTTTAATAAACTAGGAGTTAGCGTTATACTAGGGCAAATCTGTGCTGATAACACAGATGCCCTAAAGTTAAACCGACATTTGGGCTTTAAGGTTGTAGCTGAAATACCTGATGCCCACATGAGTGGTGATTTGGTGATTATGGCTATGAGAAAAGAGGAGTGTCGGTTTCTTAACATCCGATGCTCTTTAAACAAGGGAGAATAGTATGGGTGGTGGTGGATTTTTAGGATTAGGGCCTGCGCCAAGCGCACCTGCACCCCCTGATTATGCGGGGGCGGCACAACAGACAGCACAAGGCAATATTGAAGCGGCACGAGTCGCAACTGCGGCTAATCGTGTTAATCAAATAACGCCTTATGGCAATCTTAGCTACGCTGTTACTGGTGCTGACCCTTATGGCAATCCGACTTGGACTGCTACTCAGACCTTAAGCCCCGCCCAACAACAGCTTTTAGACTATCAAAACCAAGCTAGTATTGGTTTAGGCAGACTTGCAGGTCAAGGATTGGGTTATGTTGAGAATATGTTGGCAACCCCGTTTGATACAAGCAAATTACCAAGCACAGGGTTTAATCCTAGTCAGTCGTACCAAGATGCTTATATGCAACGCCTTGCCCCACAGGTACAACAAGGGCGTGAGCAGTTACAGCAACGATTAGCAAATCAAGGTATTGACATTGGGTCTGAAGCCTATGACCGAGCTATGATGCAACAAGCCCAGCGTGAGAACGACCTATTGCTAGGGGCTACAACTCAAGGATTTGGCGTTGGTCAACAAGCCCGCCAAGCTGCTTTGGCAGAACAAGCCTACCTTAGAAACGAGCCACTAAACACCCTGTCTGCGGTTCGTACAGGCGCACAGGTACAAGGCCCACAATTTGTTAATTCGTTTAACCAAGCAACAACGCAAGGCCCTGACTTATTGGGAGCATCACAGATGGGATACAACGCCCAAATGGGTGACTTTAACGCTAAACAAGCCGCCCAAGCTAACTTTAATGCTGGTTTGATGCAATTAGGTGGTGCGGGAATTATGAAATATTCCGATGTGCGTTTAAAAGAAAACATTAAACCTGTAGGCGTAATGGCTAACGGCTTGACCTTATATAGCTTTGAATACAAAGATGAAATTAAGTTAAACCCATTAGCAGGTGACGGTATCCATGTTGGTGTAATGGCTCAAGAAGTAGAGCAGGTGTTCCCATACGCAGTTAAAACCCTCGATGACGGCTATAAAGTCGTAGATTACGGACTATTACCATGAATATGTACAACCCTTACATTCAACAGATGGCTCAACCACAAGATTTAGGTGGGTTAGCTCCGTATTATCAAAATATTGGGGCGCAACAAGCTATGCAAAATATGGCTATGCAACAAGCTCAAGGATTAACTCAGCAAGCAGGGCAAACATCTCAAGGTGGTATGAACCCAATGATGATGGCTCAAATGTTGCGTAAACAAAACCAAAAACCTGCACCTGTAACGGACTATAGCCAACCAATGCCACAATATTTAGACCCAGCATATATGCAAGCAGGATATTAATATGGCACAACCAATGCTCAATCTAGGTGGCAATTTAAGCCCCGAACAACAAATAGAACAGCAACAAATTGCTCGCCAACAAAGAATGGCAGAGTTGTTGATGCAACAAGGTCAGCAAACACCACAAGGACAGATGGTAAGTGGGCGTTATGTTGCACCTAATTTCTTTCAATATGCTGCACCTTTATTGCAAGGTTATTTAGGTAAAAAAGAATTAGAAAATGTTGAACAACGCCAATTAGACATGGCTAAAAAGCTACGAGCAGACGAAATATCTGCTATGACTGATTACATGCAACAAAAACAAGGCAGACCCGCTCAACCTGCGCCTACTGGATATGAACTAATTGATGCTGGAACGCCAGCCATACCTGCTAACCCACAAGCTGCATTAGCAAATCTTTATACAAATCCAAGAGCTACACAAGCACAAAGACAGTTTGCTTTTCAAAAAATGAATGAAGGCCCAATCAAGGTAGGCGTAGAAGATACCTTAATTGACCCAATGACTATGAAACCAGTATTTACTGGTGCTGGAAAGCCTCGTGCGCCATTACAAATAGATAATGGTAGAGAAATTGAATTGCGTGACCCTGCCAATCCAACTGTAGTATTGCAAAGAATACCTAAATCATTAAGCCCTGCTGATGCTGCTAGGATGCAATTTGAAGGTATAACTGGTGGTGGTATGCCGATGGGCAATGCGCCCACAGGTGGTGTTCCAACAGCTAATCTACAACCAGCTAAAGATAAATTTGCACCTGCTATACAGCCGCAATATCAATACAATCCTGCTATATCGCCAAAATTAAACCAAGAAGCAGCAGCAAAATTTAGCGAGGAATTAATTAAAAATCAAAAAAATGCTAAAGATAGTTTTGATTTAATGAAATCAGCTTCAAAATTGTTAAGTTCAGAAGCACCAAGTTCAGGCAGATTGTCTAATATTGTTACTGGTACTAGAGAATTTTTTGGTGGCGGTGGTGAAGCATCAAAAGCAGATGCACAGTTAAATCTGTTGTCAGGTGCTTTAACAATGAAACAACCACGATTTGAAGGCCCACAAGGTGTTTTGGATGTAACTTTATATCAAAAACTTGCTGGTGATTTAGGAAATCCAAACCTTCCAATTCCATCTCGTTTAGCAACAATCAACCAAATGATTGATTTGCAGAAAAAATATTATCCTGAAGGTGATTGGGATAGCATTAGCACAAAAACTCAAGGAGAAGCCAAAACTGAAGCTGTTAAATCGGCTGGTAAAGTATCTCTTAGCGCACCGCAATATGCTACTAATCCAACAACAGGTGCAAGAATTGTATCTACAGATGGTGGTATTAACTGGAAACCAGCGGGGAATAAGTAATGGCACTTCCACAAGGATTTGTTCTAGAAAAATCAAGCGGATTACCTGCTGGGTTTGTTATTGACCAAGGCAACATTATTAATACGGATGTGCCGACTGTAGCTGGTCAAGTACCTAATCCACCTGTAATTGAGCAAAAACGCACAATGATGGATAGGGTAAAAGCCCTTTATGAAGTGCCTGCAACTATGCTTTCAGGTGCGGCTTTAACTGTTCCAAGTGCTGTATCTGCATTGGTAACAGGCGAACCACCAATGGCTATGGCAAACCGCAATATGTTCCAGCCTACTAGCCCTGTAAGCCAAGATGTATTGCAAAGCATTGGTAGTGCGTTTGAAGCGTCTAAATTACCCCCAGTAATGCCTACAGGTATGTTGCCTAGCTATGCTCGTATGGTTCAAGGAACACCCCCACAAGCTCGCCAAATAGGACAAACTGTGCAAGAAGCAGGGCCACGCATTGCACAAGCATTACGCAAAGAGCCACAACCCACAATGTCGGGCGTAGGTGCTGCCGTAGCCCCTGAAGCAGTTACTAGAAGCCAAATGGCACAACAATTACGAGTACCTATTCAATTATCTAAAGGCGAAGCAACTAAAGATTTTGGGCAACAAGCGTTTGAAATTGAAACTGCCAAGAACTATCCTGAAACCATTGGTAAGCCATTGCTAGAAGCAAAAGCAGGCAGAAATGCAGCTATTTTGCAAAACTTTGATGCTTATGTTGATGCCACAAATAAAGAATTCTTTAATTTAAGAAAAGTTGGTAAGGTTGTAGATGAAGCATTGCAAAAAAGCTATGACAAAGATGCTGGTTTGGTTAGGGCGGCTTACGAAAAAGCACGAGTTGAAGGTGCAATGCAAGACCCTATTGATTATTCACCTCTTACAGCTTACATTCAAAAACAAGCTCCTACAGTAAGGGCAAAATTATCTCCAATACTTGATGTAGTTGACGAAGAAATTGCTAGAAATGACTTAACTAAAACTGGTGCTATGCCAATTAACGCATTAGAAGATATTTATAAAGTTATTAATGAAAATTATGACTTTAATTCTCCAAAACATTTTATTGAAATGAAAAACATTATCAATCAGATTACCGCCAACAAAGGTGGTGAAGCGTATCAAACGGCTAAAAAATTAAGAACACAATTAGCAAACAAATATGAAAATTCTAGTTATGTTGATAAATTGTTAAATACCAAAAAAGGGTATAGCAAAGATAGAATGATTGCTTTTGAAGATGTATTTAAACACAGCATTTTAGATGGCTCTTTAGATGATGTTCGTGCTATTGGTTATGTGTTGAAAAAATCAGGCAAAGAAGGTCTTGACGCTTTTAATGAGCTAAAAGGGCAAACAGTACAATACATTAAAGACGAAGTAACAAAATCAACCAAAAATGATATATTGGGCAATCCAGTTGTTTCGCCTGCTCGATTTAAGTCAATCGTTACAGAGTTAGACCAAGACGGCAAACTTGACTACTTATTTGGTAAAAAAGGTGCTCAAGAAATTCGTGACCTAATGGAAACAACTTTAAATATTAATACTACAGTAGAGGGTGCTGCAAATTATTCCAATAGCAGTAGTGCAATTATTCGTGGGTTAGATTTGCTTGGTAAGTTTCCAATTCCTAAAGTTTTAGGTGCAAAAACTGCCGCAGAAATGATTAAAAATAGAGAATTAAAAAAACAAGTTCAAGAATCAATTAACTATTCGCCTAGTAAAATGGCAGATGAATTGAAAAAAGGAAGCAAAAATGAGTAGAAACGGGTCAGGCACATATTCACTACCTGCGGGTAATCCCGTAGTTACAGGCACAACCATTGCAAGTACATGGGCTAATAACACCATGAATGACTTGGCTTCTGCTATGACCGATTCGGTTGCCGCAGATGGTCAAACCGCAATGACGGGTAACTTAAATTTAAATAGTAACAAAATTGTTAACTTAGCTACCCCTACTTTATCTACAGACGCAGTAACTAAAGCGTATGTTGATACGGCTGATGCGCTTTCTTTATTAAAAGCAT